GTGAGTACAGACCGTTGAGATATTCACGCCAGTACAGGTTGAACAGGTTGTTGATTGGATTCGATTGGATCAACTGCAGAGGTGACTCTGGTGCCCAGTTGAGATCCTCGTCTGCGAAGCTCGGATTCGTGAATTCGTAGTGATTCAAGACCGGGACGACGTAGGCGGTGTCGGCTGTAAAGGTCGAGAAGTCGAAGAGCGTCATCTCGTAGTCTCCCGCGTGAAATAAACACCGGAGCTTCGGGTTTATGAAGTCACCAGATGCATCCAAGAACTTCGGGATCAGCACGTTCGTCCCTCTGATATAGTTGCACGGTGTTGACTGCGTGACGAGCTGGATCTTCTGCTCGCCATCACGTGCGAAGTCGGTCGCGATGTCATTCTCCGTGACCGTGTAGCCTGTGACCTTGTAGTCGCCATAGATGCGCCCGAGGTTCTTGTATATCTGGCTGGCTGCATCGTCTCCTTGTGCATACGTGAACGTGAGCTGCTTGTACTGCAGGTCGGAGGTATTCGAGAGAACGATGTCCTTCGACGTGTCGAGCTTGCGGCTCCAGTCCCTCTGCGCACCTGTCGCGAGGTAGTTCTTAATGAAGCGTATCGTCAATCGCTGCGCTTGAATATCTGGAACGAGGACGCAGCAGTGCATATTCAAGACGTCCCGGATGAAGTCAGCCTGCAGGATGTCCGGGCTGTTTGCCGACCAGTCAATCGTGGCGCTGTCGACGATGGTCACGTCAATCAGTTCGAGACCTGTGCCGCTGTCATAACTGCTCCCCGGTTGAATCTGGATGCTCGTGCTGAGTCCTTGATATAGGAGCTGGAACTGCTCGCCGATAGCGAGAAAAAACTGCGGCGCGTTGTTAGCGCTGTCGAAGTTGTTAGTCCCAGAGAAGACCGGGCTCTCGCTTATTAGAAACGTTGCGCCCGTTGTGATGTTATTGTAAAATAAACGGAAGCCCAGACCGAAAAGCGCGACGGAGCTGAAATAGGTGTACCAGTATCGGAAGGTATAGAGGCCCGTGACCGGTGCGGTAAATACTCCGCTGACGACGTTGAAGCCGTTGTCGAAGTCCTCAGTCACAGACACGAGCGCTTGAGTGTTGCCTGTGCAGTTCAATGCTGCGGCGTTATGGAAGCGGAAGAAAATCGTCTGCTCCGTGAGTGTGAACTTGATGCCCTTGCTGTTTATCCACGGCGCGTAGTACTCGTTGAGGACGTTGATCAAGTCGACCGCGTCATAAGTGAAGCCCGCCTCGGTGAGTATCTGCTCGAAGATCCAGCCCCAGCTCAGAGATGGCGTTAAGTCACCCGCACGCGGAGCCGCAAAAGTTGTCGGGACGTATATGCTGCGCGTCCCAGTCGCTCCTGTTTCGTCCCAATTCTGACCATAGTCCGAGAGGCTGTATAGATAAGGGTATCCGGTCGCAGCGAGGACCTCATTGTAGTCGAGCAAGACATTCAGATCGGTGAGCGCTGCGATATCCTTGAGCTTTTTGCCTGCGATCTTCGAAAAGAGGTCAGGAGCTTCCGAGTAAAAGGTCAGCTCGAAATCGACGAGCTTGTCGGCTTGAGTGATTGCGCGAGCGACTCGAATGTACCCACGTGCGAGCGGTAACGTCTGAACGCGGAGTTCGGCGTTGAGCTTGATCTGGAAGTAGTCAATCAAATCGCTCCAGTTTGCGTCCTGCAGGTAGCCGAGCGCGTCACAGTTCGCCGCCGTTGCGGGTATACGAAAAGCTCGAGTAAAGGAACCCAATATTGAGAAAGTCTGCAGGTCGCTGAACTGCCAGTTCTGGCTGATTGTCTCGTTCTCGTAGAGCTCGAGGATCAGTTTGTTGGTATAAAGTGTGCGGACTTTGACATTCATGCCCGGATCAAGTTGATCGAGCAGACCGACATCGACCGTGATGCTCCACTCATCGTCGACAAGGTTGTCGCGCGACACCACCCTCACCACCTGACCACCCGGATCGAGAGTGAGAAACGAGCCGACGGTGACAAGTCCCTCGCTGCCGTATGGTATTGTAACCGTGATCACTGTCTGACCTGCGGAGGATGTCCCTAGTGCGATCAAGATGATCGTGTAGTCGTTCGAGAAATTTTGGCTGTCTACGATCAGCTCGACGTCGTACCTCATGTCCAGTAGTCCTGTGAATATTTAACGCGAAGTTGTAGGTTATAGAGCTTACCGTTCCGCTCTCGACGTTCGAGGAAGCTGGTGTCCTCGATGCTGGCAGGCAGGAAGGTCCCGTCGTCCTGCACGATGTGCACTTGATTCGACACGAGAAGACTGCGGAGGAAGACGTACTCGTTCTCCTGCAGCCAGTCAGACGTCACGCTCAAGCTCTGCGTCACGATTGTCTCGCGATCAGTCAGCACGCGATCACTCGAGAGGTAGAACGGCGACGTACTGCGCCAGCGTGTCTGCTTGTATTGTTTGCGTTCGATGCTGTTCGTGATTTCGTTCTTTTTTATGAAGTTGAAATAGTCCCAGCCTCCGCGTGAGTTTACCCATGCAAGGCGGACCGGTGTGTATCTGCAGTCCCACTGGCCCCACTCCTCCGTATTATAGAAGACGTACCGCGCAGACACGAGCGAGCTGGCAGCGTTCAAAAACTCGAGACGGTAGTATCTCCAGCCCGGATACATGCTGGGCTTCTCCGTCGCCGCAGGGTCGTCGTTCAAGTTCGCAGGATATACGCCGACCTGTATCATGACATTGTTAGGGAAGCTCGCAGTCGTGAAGGTGTGAGGCGTTCCAGCGTTGTCGTAAAGGATGACGCGATACTTGTCGACCACGTTCGCCGAGAGGTATCCATCGGTCCCGGGTATGAAGATCAGACCGTAGTCAGCCTCTCTGACCGGTATATATATCGAGCCCAAGACAGGTGTCCCGACATAAGCGGAGCCGATGCTCGTCCAGTTGTGAGTGGCTGCGAAACGGTCGCTCATCACTCGAGACTGTCCCGCGTTGAGTGAGTACTTGACAGCGATGCTTCCCGTGTTGGTGTTCGGACTATATCCGTCCCTCATCTGGAAGTATCCGTTGTTGACGAGTATGGCGTCCGATGTAACTGCTCCGCCTGCGTTCGGAGTCAGCACTCCGCCGACCAGCCAGTACTCCGTGAACGTGATTGTGTACTCTTCGAAGCCACTCCCCGCTGGTTCATCTTGGAAGCCCGTGCGTGAGTGAAGGTCAGGATCGTCCTCGTAGTTACGCAGCGTCACGACGCTCCCGAGATCGTAAAGGATCGACCCGGTCGGATCGAGGCTGAGCATGAAGGTGAAGGTCTCCGCTGTGGATACCTTGTAGACTGCAGCTTGTACTCGGAAGCCATTCTGTCCGGTCTCCGTGCTTGTGAGCGCGTAGATCAGCCGCTGACCTCTCGGGCTCCACGGCCTCGGCTCGTCTGTTATTGTGAGTGCCATCTATCGTTTCTTTTTGCGTTGTTCAAGTACTTCGTCAATAATTGCCACCAGTGTCTCGGTGAACTCTGGCCCGCGCTTGTCGAGTTCGGTCTCGAGAGCCTCCTCGAAGTAGTGGATGCCCTGTATACCTTTTCGGCTGATGCTCTTCGCCATACGTGCCGCCATGCTGCGAAGTAGATCCTCCTGCGTGAGCTCCTTCCCTCTTCTCTTCGACTCCTTCGCCGCGTTGGTGAACTGCGAGCGCTTCATCCGGTTCGGGTCGTCAACGTTGCGCGGCTTGATTCCCTTCTCCTTGATCCACTTGTATATCGGAGTCACCGGTATCGGATTCCCTCTGAATGAGAACGGGCTGTTCCGATTCTGTTCGGTACCGTTGACACCTTGCTCCACGAACTCCGCGTATGATGCACCCGCTCCACGAGACAAAAATCCGATGGTCGTCGTCTTCCCGCGTCTCTTGACGTCATAGGTGAGCGACTTCTCGAGCGTTCCACTTGCGGTCGTCCTGCGGCTCTTGCCGTTGATCCGTCGCATGATCCGGATATTTGACACCGCACTCTCGACCACTCCCTTCCCGAAGTCATCGAGCAGGTCGTAGAGCTTGCCATATTCGACTGGTCTCGCCATGTTATAGGACCTCCGAGTATTCGAGCACGCTGCCTGCTCTGATTGTAAACAGTCCCGCCGTTGCGCATCGGAAGCGAATCACAAACGTCCCGGATGCAGTCACTCGGAAGATGCCGTCGGCTGTCGATAAACCGTTGCCACTCGCTGCGGTGTTAGCTCCTGCATCGTAGCTGGTCTGATTGCTGATCACGTTTGTCGTTGCACTTAGCGCTGTCGTAAATCGCGCGTTATTTAATGAGGCCGTTGGGCCGTTGCTTGATATTGTTATCGCCGCAGTAGCTGCGTAGCTAATCGTCGCGCGCCACTTGTATGTCTTGTTTGCACTGACCGCAAATGAGAGCCCTGTGACGTCTTCGAAGTTGGTGCCGACGTTGGTCACGTTTGATCCAAGTACGACCGATATGTCCGTACCGACCGACAGGTCCGTCTTGAGCTGCGCAAGGGTTAATGCCGAGACCGTGTTGTCTGCGTTGATACGCAAGTATCGCACGTCGCTCGGGTTCACCAACTTGACAAGATTCTGACCGACTGTGGTGCTGTCGTTGATCGTGTTGACTGGTGTGCTGAGTGTACCGCCGAGAGTCAAGTTTCCGCTACCTGTTACGCTACCGGATAACGTGAGCCCCGCTGTCGTTCCAGTTCCTCCAACGCTGGTCACTGTACCTACGGCGACGTTACCACTTCCCAGAAGTGAGGTCGAGTTGATTGTCTTGATGGATGTACCGCTGACCAGTGCGTCCTGTTTTGAGTTGAATGTTGACCAGTTAGCACTTGATAAGGCGCCACGAGCTGAGGCGCTCGCCGTTGGCAGGTTGAAAGTGTGTGTGCTGCCTGCGCTTGAGATTGCGAAATCCGTCCCACTTGTACCGCTCGCGAGATTCTGGACCTGTGAAGTGATGCCGTTGATTGCGTTGACTCCCGTGCTGAGTGTCGTGATGACTTGACAGAGGTGACCGTTCTCCGTGTGCAAGCGAATCGTCCGTCCTGAGGTGGTCACAAAAACACGCAGCGCGAGCCTATCGGTTAAAGTCATGACTGTCGCAGGTACCGCGAGAGCCGTGAAATAGGCATCGATGACCGTGCCTTGAGTGATGCCTTCGGGTGTCGCCACGTCGGTCGCCAGAAGCGTAAAAGTGGCGCCGTCGTACTTGTACAGCTCAACATAGAAGGAAGGCGAGCCGCCATTTGAGGACGCGTTAAAAAAAAGTTCAATGTTGAAGTTTCCGCCCGGTATCAATAAGACGTTCGGGTCATTTGCGTCCGTGATGAATTGAGCGATCAGACCGTTGCCTTGCGCGTTGGTCCTTGCGAAATCAGTCCCAGCACCGAAGACCGCCGTCTTGCTCATTTGGTAGTATGTACTTCCACCGATGACTCCTTGACTTATTGATCCGTTGAGGTAGTAACTGACCGACGAGCCGCCTCCGCTCGTTGTGGGGAAATTAGCAAGTTGACCGTCGCCTCGGATGTATTGAGTCGATAGTCCCGCGCCTGTGACTGCGAGCGTACCTGCAGTCGTGACTGGTGAGCCCGCGACACTGAACGCGCTCGGCATGGTAAGACCGACCGAAGTGACGGTTCCATCTCCTGCGGTCACTGTCGTAAACTCGACCTCACCTGTCGCGGGATTGCTCAGGGTCAGCACTTGGCCAACCGTTGCCCTACCGCCCGCAATATTTGGCGTTGCTATTTTCAGCGCATTCGGTTCGGTTGTTACAGCTGTGAAATCAGCACCATCAATCGACTGCATAATGCTGCCGTTGACGTCGAAAGAAATATTGCTTTGTACCGTTCCATCTTCGGAGCCTACACTTATTGACGTACTTGTGGCGGTTAAGCCTGTATTGCCCGCA